AAACCAACCTGCGGTTCGGGAAAATCCAAGAACCTGGGTCAATCCTTGGGTCATAACCACTAAGCAAAGGAATCGTCCAATAAGCTAATCGGTTAATGAAGTCACGTGCCCCGTGCACACGGAAAGGTCCGTTTTGTGCTGGTTGGAAGGTAAAGACAAAGTCCGGAATCTTAATATCGATTCTTTCTGACTTATAACTATCGCACTCGACGATTCCTTTGTCTCCGATTCCGACAAGGGAGGTGTCAAATTGGACCGCCGAGAACGGACCTTCGCCACCGAGTTCGCTATTGACACGCTCAATCTGAAATGGAGCAATCGAGCGGCCTGTATAGCGGAGCTGCCAAGTTGAACGCTCGCAATAAATAACGAGATTATCCCTAACAAAACCGACAGATACAATATCCTCAGAAGTTGGAATATCAAGAAAGCCTCCTTGTCCTCTAATATCATCTCTCCAAGATCCAGTAGCCGGAGGGCCAGCAGCAAAAGGAATGAAGGGATTGCCAATCGTCGACCAACGAATTCTATTATTGAAATTTTTAGCACTGGCAGCGTTAGCTCCTTCCCAAGTATTGAAGGTTACCATTCTCCCTCGGAAAGGAAGGTTAGATAGCCAGTTGACTAGATAAGTAGACGCATCAATTTTAGCCCACGGAGTGTTAGCCGGAGTGGTATTGTCATAAAAAGGATACCAAGTTGTCCCATCGGTCATTCTTGGTGGGTCGGCTTGTGCCCCAAATTGTCCTGTGTTGTTTGTTTCCCAGAAAAGTTTAACGTTTGTCGTCGTGAAGAATGGGGTAGCCGTTCCTGGGATTGTTGTTTGGCTTACCCAGTAGTTCGTTGACCAAAAAAAGTCTGTTCCGTCAATTCCGGCACCGTGTGCATTCCATGTCGTTCCTGGAATAAATTCTTGAAAAGAGTTAGTTCCGTTATTGAAGATGTATGCATAAGCCTGATCAAAAAAAACCGTTTGGTCATTCGCGCTATTTTGAAGCTCGCGCGTCCGGACTCCCATAACCGGCAAGCCAGGGTAATAATCAACGGTCCCTATAATCGTTTCTGTGCCCCCTCCTGCGATTATTAGGACTCCGGTGGTATAATTAATGCTTCCACCTGTTCCGGTTCCACCTGTGGCCACCAAAACGCCATTTAAGGCAGGATCGGTATAGACGCTTCCATCGGTCCCACCGGTTACACTTAAAGTGCCTGGGACAATTGTTGCTGTTGGTTCGAAAGGAGCCATGATATCAATCGCGCCACCGATTAGTGCCGTGTTGATGGTTGCTTCTTTTTGAAGTCTTCCGAGGAGCTGATAGCCTTTTTTCCTCAGAAGTTTTTCACGCCAGACATAAGCATTTTCTAATTGGGGATAGGCATCATTAGGCAATAGAAACTCTTCGCGCTGCTGCACCAAACCTGTAGTCGGACATGTAATTTTAAGCGGTGAGTATCCTGCCATTAGAAACCCTGTCCAATACCCCATCCAGTCCCATAGCCGTAACCGGTCATTGTGGTATTGAATAGAGTGATATTTGGTTGCTGAATCTCTTCAACGGCTTGTCTTTCGAGAACCATCGCCTCTTGCCGTTTAAATCCTTCTCTAAGGTTTTCTACTCCTTCCATGTCTTGCCGGTCGCGTAAGATTTCCATTGCGGCTCCATAGGCGATATATTGCGCCCATTGGTTAAGCACAGGATGGTTAGTTGTCTGCATGAATTGGGAGGGTGTTTGGTACGTTTCGATTTCAACTAAGTAAACGTTGTCCGGAACAGGCCGAATCGTAAATTCGTTATTCCAGAAAAGAAGGTTGTATGGACGACCTACTTGATAAGTGGCGGCCCAAATATTTAAAGTCGTACCGGCTTGAATTGGAGCCGGCAAAAGAAGGTCAATTTGAGTGGTAACATAGTTAACCGTTCCGCAATATTGGGGTGTTAATGAAAGCGGAGGATAAGGATTATTTGGCAAATTCGCATTTCCCTGTCCACCAAGAGGAGAATAGTTAGGGATGGAGGGAACTTGAGTGCTGGTTGAGTCGAGATAGACATTATTACCTACCGCGTTTTGCTGAACGAAAATGAGCTGTCCGGTGGTAGTATTGCTCCCGATACCAAAGGAATTAACTACCGCGCCGCCGTCGTCTAAAACTCGGATAGGGTTTCCGGCTTCGTCGATTCCGCCAATGACAACTTGCGTGCTTAAAATCCCAAAGTTAGGAGCAGGAAATGGGTTTATATTATTTCCAAATAAGGAGAACGAAAAAGTATTGTTTGATGTCCATGAACCTCCGCTAATGTAAGCGGAAAATCCGGTTGCATCAGTACCATTTAAACTAAAACTATTAGCATCAATTACTGTAACTGTATAACCATTATTATTTAATTGGGTCATACCAACTACATCGATTATAATTATAATTGATCCATTTAGTAATCTATGATTAGGACTTGTAATAATGCAGGGATTAGTCTGTTGTGCGTCTGTAATGGTACCACTAAGCCCTCCTCCCTGCTGAAATTGCGTCGGATAACGAGGATATAAATTGAAAAGTTGATCTCTATTTTTAAAGAAGTTGCCCTGGATTCCTTCGAAATAGACAGGCGCGCGGAATCCCTGACAACTATTCACATCAACCGGATACCGATCGACGTTAGGAATCGTCAGGAATTTATAAACCGAGCGCATTTGATCAAGCTTTATTGCATAGGGAAAATCATTATTATAAAAAGTATTAACGGCAGCTTGAATATCTGTGCTTTTCAAAGCAGCTTCACTCGCAGACGCGGTAAGCCTGCGCACTTTCGTTTCGATAAACGTATAAGTCGAATCCGCTTGAACTACAGAACTCATGATCTACCTCTATTATTAAAACCCAGCAGCAACAAACTTATGGAGCCACTCGCCCTCTTGATCATCTTCAATAGGAGCACCGCTTTTTTGCAGAGATTCGCCATCGATACTGACTAGGCCACTTCTCTTCGGCATAACCTTGTTTTTGTCGTTAACTTCTCTAACGAGTCCGAGTGGGACTTCGTAAGTTTTGCCTGGAATGAAATGCCAAATTTGGATTGGTTCGCCGGATCCCAAGCAGAAAGGTTTAGTTAAACGTTCATGCTTTCCTCTTGAATTGAGGTATTCGGCTTTAACCATTCTTGAATTTTCTTTTTTCTGGGCTTCTAGCTCTTTCTTGTGTTCCGGTTTGAAATGCTTAAAGTCATCAAAGGGAACGCAATTGGTCATTGTGTTGATTAACCCATGCATTTCGCCGCCGGCGGTGCAGAGTGTTAGTTGTGGTTTCGCCATATTAATTTCCTATATTGTTTAATGATTGAAAGGGCACCTGGTCGGTGCTGTTGTTGTATTGCAAATTTCTAGAGCCAAATGGGGCAATAGATGCCGGCTGCTCGACATTTCCCGAAGGAACGACAAAGGGATCGAATCCGCTTGAATCAAGAGTAAGAGTGAAGTCCGACCCATTGATTGCTAGGATCGTTCCTACCAAGCCGTTTGCTTGATACATTCCATAAGGTCTAGGAACCAAGAGCCTAACGTTCATCCCGACGATATAGGTGTTTGCCTCTGTCGTTGGGTTTCCTATTGCCACGGAAATAACCATAGGAGCTGATTGCGTTATCGCCGTAATCAACAAAGAACTAGGGATTTGAATCACCGGAGGCAGATAGTTATTAGCCATTTTTTCCTTGATTTAAGGAGGGGGACAATATGTCCCCACCCGTGTATCAACCATTTTCCTAACGTCAGGAAAAAGCTTTTAGGTCCATTGAAGACCATTTTGTTGACATCAACAAAATGATCCTCAATCTATCTACGACCATTACGAGGTTTCCCTCGCAATGATCGATGCATTAGCTAGGAACTGGTGCATTTATTGTTCCTGTTTCCATTTTGTAAGCTTGCCATACGATAACATCGCCTGCTGATCCCCCTGGGGAGTTCGCGCCGGCTGGGACGTACATGTATGGAATAAACTGTCCTGTATGGAATGGAATCTGCGTAAAGTTGTACCCTGTTTGAACGCCGGTAATCGGGTTAAACTGAGTAGACTGACCTGCAGGTGCACAAGTTGCAAAAAGCAATGTAGTCGGAGAACCGGAGCTTGCTGGGAAAGCAAACGCGGTGTAGTTCGTTGTGTTGACGTTGATTGTGAAGTTATAAGCATCGACAATCGAAGTCACAACGGCTGGCAAGCTTTGCGGCTGGTTGAAGTTATTTAACTGAACCATACCGAAGCTTCCTGGGATCGTAAACTCAAGTTTTTGACCTAAGTAAACGCTGTTAGCTTGAGACACGGTAACTTGAGCTTGTGCGGCTTGGGTTACTTTAGTCACAAACAAGAAGCTTGGCTCGACAGGAGTAAATTGATTTACTCTTCGAACTTGGAACGACGTTGCACCGGCAGCGAATCCGGATGCATCCAAACCTAAAAGCGTAAACTGAGAACCAGAAACGCTTGAGATTGTGAATGTCATGCCGCTGATTTGCTGCATCCCAACTGCATTATAAATAACGACCTGATCTCCGTTAGAGTAGGTGTTAGTCACGGATGCAACCGCTGGGTTAGCATTTGTAATAGTTGTACCAGTTAAAGCTGCCTGTGGTGGCTGAAAACTTGTAACGTAGGTAAAACCATTAGATGCTGTTGCAGTGGAAAACTTATCAATATTGATGGCGTTTGAACTGTTTGTTTTTTTCCAGCGCAGACCATCGTTATTTGCAGTTAACCCACCTCCATACCATTCCCCTCGGACGCAAACACCTGGGTTTGGCGCAAGGTTCATTTGGGTTAGGTTGGTTGTGGTAAAATAATCAGCTCCACTCGGAAGTGGGATGATTTGGTTAACAGCGGTTGAAGGCTGTGTAAAAGTCCCTTGAGAAACAATAGTAAAAGGCATAATCCTAATCTCCTTATGATGGTTGGAAAGTTGTTACGTTCAAACCAGAGATCCAGTTTTGGTTTGTGATCGCGCGAGCAATCGCAAACTTCGCATAAAGCTGGCTGTTCTGAGCGACAGAAGAAACAACCCAAGGTGGGCGATACCCAATAACCGCGGTATAGTTGTTCTGCTCGATCTTAGCGGCAGCTTCCAAGCCATACATAGGGATTGTGTAAATCGTATTGCCCTTTAAGGAGATACCAGGAGTCCTTGCAGCCTTAGAGCTGACAAAGAAACGGAATCTAGAAATAGAGCAATATTCTTCAGGCCGGATCCCTTCTTGCGTCGGGTATGCTGATTTAAGCAGCACGCCTTGAACTTTCTGAAGGTCGGCGCAGAGGTTGGTATTTGCAAGGGCGATAAACGCGTCGCGGACACCACCGGTTGCGAACTTTAAAGTCGCTTCCAAGTTGGTCAGCATTGAACGTGCATCGTTGCCAAGTAAAATATTTTCGATGTTGTTTACATCGTTCAACGAGATATTCGAAGGCTGGTCTCCGTTCAAACCGCCGGTGGCGTTGATGTAGGAAACAGAGCTTGCGAATAGGTCGCGCATTAACAAGTCCTCTTTTTCCCTGAGCCATTGACCCAAGAGAGCAGTGAATTTTGTTAATGTTTTGCTGTTTTCCCAGAGGACAACCTGCTCGTTTGTAACGATAGACTTGGCGTAAATCTCCATAGTCGCATCGATATCTGTACGAACTGGGACCTCGGAAGCGGGGTCGATACCAGAACCGTCAAGCTGACCACCTTCAGTTGAAAGGCGTTCGAAGCGAGACATCCTAGTTGTTTTACCCACATAACTTTCAGCATGATGCAAATCAACGCCGAAGGAGTGGATTAAGTTGAACATTGGGGTGGACAATAGGTCTTCTGAAGCCTGGACCGGTAGTTCCGGCGCCATGTTCTGAATACCTGTGATCCCTGTTGAGAATGACATAGTATTGCCTCTTGTAAGTTGAAATTGTTTTCGCGGTTGACGAAACCAAAAACTGTCTTACGTTGGCGAAGCGTACTATGCAGCCAGGGAAGGGCAGCGAATCCTTCCGATTTATTCGCTATCCCAAATCTATCAAATCTTTTTTTTAATTACAAATGGTTTTCAATCTATCAATTTCTGCGGCCATAACGGAAAGAGCGCGTGCAATATTAAAATTACTTTTTAACCATTCCGGAGGGTCAGATTCTGGAAAGTTTTCTTCATATTCTTTAACCATTCTTTCGTGGTTAGTTTCAGCTTCCTCTGCCTGATTTGCAAAAATTCCAGGCAAATCTTCAATTAGATAGCTGTTTTTGTCCTTCATTTTTGTTCCTATTTTTAAAGCAAGTTGTCATTTTGTAAACATCATGCACAATTGTATTGGATATATTTACCTCATAAAGGTCTTTATGAAGTCGGTTCCAGGCGTGGGCAAATTCTTCAAGCTTTAGATTATTGTAATATTTCCCGAATGCCCACGCCGCGAACTCCTCAACTTCTTCTTCTGGTAAAAATTTATCTACAATATCTCTAAGGCCAACTTGAACAAATGGCCGTCTAGGAATCCACATGCTTTTCAGCCTTATTTTTCAAGTGATACTCAGCGCAGTGTTGATGGCAAATTGAATGCAAACAACCGAGAATAAAAGCTACTTCTGTTTTACATTCGTCACGAATCAAAAGAGTTGCTGCTTGCTTTAATTTTTCGCGCAAGAATTCAAATTCTAACGCTAGTTTTTCATATTCCATTAACCCACTCCTTTCATAAATTGCTGCATTCTTGCCCAGTTAGCCGCTTTTCTTTCTTCGGACAAAATATGCGAACCTGGAGCCGGTGCCGGCTGAGCTAAAGTAGGCATAGAGCTAGACTTTGGCTTGGCTTGATTGATTTCAGCCTTAGCCAATTCTTTTTTTGCTGTAACGGAATTAGGAACTAGTTTTTTAATTGCGTGATAAATATCGGACCACTTGTCATATCCGTCTTGTAATCGGCTTAATGGCCTTGAAATTTCCGGATAATGGTAATCTAAATAGTCGCGGTTTTCTTGCGAGATAACGTGGTGAAAATCTGGGTAATCTTTAGCTAGCCGGTTAGGATATTCGACAGCTTCCCTTTCGGCCTGTTGACGAGCAGCAGCAGCTTCTCTTTGAGCAATGATGGCATTGACTTTCTTCTCAATGCGTACATCTTCGGACTCATCGGGCGGCTCATTCATTCCATGATGCTGCATATAGGCCGCTGGTGTAGGCGACCCTCTAGTGAAAGCTGCCTCCATCGCTGCTTTAAGAGCAGCAGCCTCTGCTTCTTTTTCAGCAGCTCGTCGTTCAGCAGCCTCTCGTTCCAATCGATCTTTTTTTCTTCCTTCTCTAA